TTCTTTTAACTTTAAGTCTTCTAATTCTGTAAACCTATCACCGCACACTACTTGCAACTGAGACCTTTTATCAGGATCGCTTTCTTTTTCAATGTCCTCTTTAATTTTATCTACATCGAGTTGTTTATTATTAATGCTAACGCCAATTAACGCCCGATCGTTTACTCCTTTAATTCTCAAATCTTTAAGATTACAAGAAACCTCTTTCGTGCCATCTGCTTTTGTTAAAGTAAATTCATCTATCTCAATATCGCCGAATGTCTTTGGATCTTTCGGATTAGTTACATAATGGGAATTATGAACATTTGCTGAACCCAATTCCTTATCACATCTTCCACATTTCATTTTTAAACCCTCCTGTTAGGTCTTTTGTATATAAGCTAACGCGTAATATTTATCTCTGTTTGTATGAGTTGTTCCGCCACCAGTATAAGCAGTACGTTGAGCTACATCAGTAAAATAACTTGCCCAATTTGCATTAGTCGCCGTTGTCTGGCCCATTACCGTAGTATAAGGATTACTAGGATAGGCTTGATTAGAACCTGTGCCACCATGTGTTCTTGCTTCAAAACCAAGGTGACGATGTGACGGCATTTCTGCTACAGATAAACAGTGGGTGCTTGCGCCGCCAGTATCGCCTACATCGTTTGTTCCTAGAGCATCCGCATCGGCGTGTATAACAAATCTATCAGTTAAATCTGGAGTTGAGTTATTTCCGTCACATATAACAAACCCAGCTGGGATAGCGCTTACTGCCCCTGACCAAAGCACAATAGCTCCAGCAGGAAAAGCAGGATTAACATCAAAGAACCCCTTTGTACCGCCGGCATTCGTGCCATAATATTTGCTGTTTCCAGGTGAAGCTGAACCACTCTCCAACTTCTCCATCTCCACGCCACCGTCTTTAAGTTGAAGTAAATCACCCGCTGAAACCTGAAATACAGCAGTGTCTATTAAGCTATCTAAATATTGAGGCGTAGTATCAGAAGCATCAGCTTTTAATTTCTGTGGAGAATTTGCATCAGGCAAAACGCCAGCCCCAGATGGGACGCTTGTCAATAATGTTATTGCTGCTCCACTCACCTTGGCCGCTGTCGTTATCTGAGCTAATTTAGTGTCTACAATAGCGGCAGAAGCAGAGACTTTAGCATTGGTGATTAATAGTGCCGCGTCTGTAAGCAATTCAAGGGCTGCCCAATTGGCCCTAATAAGTGCGGGCGTGTTTACAAGAAGTTCGTCATTTGCAACTGCTGTTTTATCCCATCCCATGATTTCCTCCGTTTCTACTATCCATTAAATTTCTTTCCTTTTTTCAATTTGTTATATTCAGCATATACTTTTTTAAGATCATATAAATCAGAACCATATTCGCGCAGAGTATCACACCAGCATACAGAATGCATAATTATACCCTGCGAATAATTAAACGCTTGCTCCGGGCAAACAAAAACTTGTGGACTTCTAGAATTAGTTATTACCATTCCCGTTACAACAACATAAGCTGGTTCTTTAATAGGCTCTTTACATCTTTGGCATATAAGTTCCTTGTCTTTTTTTAGCAACCTATCAAACCATCCTAATAATGTTTTCTTAATCTCCATCTCACTCCTCCTTGATTTTTTCGATATCCTTCGTTTTGGCTTTGACCTTACTTAAGATATCGTTCATTTGCGGGATACTAAATCCCATATTTTTAATGCCTATTGATTTATATCCCTTGATCATTACTCCATTCTCTTTAACTCTATAAAGAAATATACCGTTCCTGAATACATTCTTTTCAAATTCTATAATTATTTTATGGGGTACTAATTCTTTTTTCATATTCTTTGCTCCTATATTTTTTATGACAATCTTTGCATAAAGTTCGCCCATTATCTATCTTCCAGAATGGTTCATATTTTGTTGCCAATCTTAGTAAAGTTTCTTTGTCTTCGATAGGACTAAATTGGTCATATTCTTGTAAAAATCTATGAAATATAATAGTAAATTCTTCTATGTGGTGTGCTTCTAAATTGCCTCCTGAATCATCTCTGCAATCTTGACAAGTATAGTTGTCTCTTTGAAAAACTTCTGTTCTCCATTTTGCAGACAGTTGACCATTTCTTAGCATTATATATAAAGGAGTGATTCCGCCTCTCCAGTTTATGTTCTTTTCTCCCATTCTTTTCACATTAAACATCCCATTAAGTGCGCCCGTAGTTTGCGGTCTTGGTTTGTTTAATTGTGCTTTACTCATTTTCTTTTTTTCTTTATCTGTATGTTTTCTGCCATACCAACTTGCTTTTTCTCCCCTATACTCTGCAAGTTTTTTTCTATGCTCTATACTTTTGGGTTTTCCTTGATGTGCAATCCGCATTTTATTTTTTGTGTCTTCTGTGTGTTTCCTACCGATTGAAGTAATCCGCAACTTTTCTATATGTTCCTTAGAAAATGGCGGTCTTTTTAAACCCGTCAATGCTTCACTTATTTTCGTCTTATGTTCTTCGGTAAATTTATTTCCTTTTTTAAATCCCATATTTATATCCCGTGTACATGAACCCTGAAGGTTCCTGTTTTTAAAACACCACTTTCATCATATAATTTTATATTTACTCCTGTTGTATCTAATCCTGTTGTTTTTCCATAAACTCCATCCCCTGTTAATATCACAATATTCATAGCAGGTGATTCGTGATAGGTTTTTTCAAAAACTATATCATCTCCGTCTGCCGCGACCGTCACTTCACCATCTTGAATTTCATCGATATCCGGCAAATCGGAATAATAATCAAAAGTAGAACACAATAAACTATCGCCTACATTATCTCTAGTTAAAGTCATTTTAATTTGAAAATATCTGCATATATAATCCCCTACCTGATAGGCTGCATAAGCTGTCCATGTAATGTTATCATCTGATGTTTTTATTTCAAATGTCGCTGCACCAGGCGTTTCTGCGCCGGTAAATCTTTCAGTAAGACTTGAGTTAAATTTTGTCGTGCCATCATCGTTAAATGCCCTTCCTTGCGTAATGGCTGTTATCACCTCAATTGCTATTAAAAATGTGGCAACATATCCAACATCCCTTACAGGCGTCTCGTAAGTTCCTGTCAGTTCTCCAGCTGATATTATTAAGTTATCACCTGATGTATCTGTGTTAGTTTTACTACCTGTCCATGCTGTTTGTTCTGAGTATTCCGTCACTATATTTCTAAAAGGTATATTATCTATTGTTATTGTGGACTCTGTGGCAGTTTCAGAGTAGTTTCCAGATGTATCTATAGCCTTTATCCAATAACTCTGCCCTGAACCTGTTCTGAAATCCATTGTAACGTGCTTATTTCCTTGCTTAAAAGCCATTATTTGACCACTGCCCCATGAAGTGCCCCATCTTATCTCGTAACCCCACACGTCCACGTCATCAATCTCTGTCCAGCCCATAACCAATCTGTCTCTACTCTGGTTGGCTAAAAACGAAGACACGTCAGATGGGGGAGCGGCTTTTCCTAATAATTCTATTGAAGAACTTGGGGAATCAGATAAAGAACCATCTTCTCCTGTATCTGCTACAGTTACAACTTTTACGTAATAAGTAACGCCACCTATTACGTCACCGATTATAGAAAACTCGCTACCAAATGTTTCTCCCCTATATCCCCAATCTGTATCATTTTCGGATAAATATATTTTTGCTTTCTGGTATCTTTTTACATATCCGGAATAAAGCTCAGGCTTATCAAACCAAACATCGATAGCGTTATCTATTGTTCCATCCGCGCGTTTAACTAACCTTTCCGTCAATGTTAAATTTCTAACATTCGGCACAGTAAGAGTCAAAGAAGAATAGTTATTATCAGGTATAGATATCTCACTATCATCATAAACATCGTCATCTAATTCTATTGCTGATATAGATGCTTCATTACTGCTATCTTTATTAATTGAGATTATTCTAAAATTCTTTTTTACTTTATCGGTTTCGCCAAAACTGTATTTATCGTAAGCACCAGGGATTTGACTAAATACGCTTGACACTGTAATTCCTGTTTCTGTGCCAGGAGTATTAGTTACTACTCTTTCTTCTATAGTGTCATCTGCAAATTGAACCATTATTGCATATGATTTTCCATCTGCTATTACTAATCCTTGATCCACCATTACTTTGGAAACACTAGAACCGGATTGAACCCTGCCCGAATATCCCCATTGAGGTAC